GCCGACGGCGGATTAATGCACCACGGTCCCCATGCTGTAGATCGTCACCGTCGTTGCACCCGTGACCACCGCCAAAAAGCGCCTGCTGTTGTTCTGCGCGATAGTCATCGTGCCGGAAAGCGTGACGCCGGTTCCGTCCGTGACCGTGATGGTCTCGGCGGCGTCGGCGGTGTTGCGGATGGTGAACTCAAACGAGTTGCCGACTCCCGCCTGGGAGATGGCCGCGATGATGAGCGCCGCCGTGGGGGTCACATCCGAGCGCCCGGCTCCATTCGGATCGCGGAGGATCAACCCGCCCAGCAGCTGAGCGGCCGTGTAGGTGACCGCACCCGCCGTATCAATGCTGGAGACGGAGCTTTGGCCGATCAGCGTGCCCACCCCCTGCGGAAACGGGCCGACGAGACGGGCGCTGATCAGGTCGTCCTCAGCGCTGGAGGCCTCCAGGGCAAGCGCGCGCGTGGCCTTCCAGTTCGCGCTCGCCTCCTGGGCTTTGCCGGCGTCGGCGGCGCCGACGTACTCCGGGGAGAGAAAATCACCCAGGGCCACGGCCGCGTTGACGTGCAGCTTGGTGATTCCGTCCACCCGCACCACGGCGGCCTGGTTCGCGGCGGAGGGCGCGTTTTGCAGCACGCCGAGCGCGATTTCGTCGGCCGAGTCCGGCCGGCGCACGCCCGAGCTGGAAAGCACGACGAAGCGGTACTGGTCGTTGCTCAGGTCCTCGGCGGCCGGAAAGCTAATGTCCAGAATCTTGTTTTCGGTGGTCATCTCTTTTTCTCCTCTTGGTTTTTTTTTGGTTTTGGCGTGCCGGCTTATCTCAGGCTGTCGGCGTATTTGCGCGCCAGCTGCGGGTGATCGATCTGCACGGCGGTTAGGGCGTCGCTGAAGCTCAAGCCCTGATGCTCCTTGCGCTTGGCCGCGATCAGCGCCTCGATCTGGGCGCCGGCATCGCCGGAAACGTCCTTGTCGCGCGCGGCGATTTCGCCGAAATCAACCAGCTTGGGCAGCTCGTCTATAAAGCGTTTCATCCAGTCGACGGCGGAAGAAGTTACGTCCTCGGCGAACCGGATCTCGTCCTCTGCGTCCAGCCGCTGCATGAATTCCACCAGGCCCAGCTTGACCCAGGCCGGTGCGATCTTGCCGGCTGCGATCTTTTCGTCGCACCAGGATGTGAGCGCACGCTTGCGGGCCTCGGCCACAAAGGCCGCGGTTTTTTCGGCGAACTCCGCCTCGATGTGCCGTCGCGCATCGAGCTCGGCCTGCTTTTTGGCGGCTTCGATCTGGGTTTGCACTTCGGCCTCTGAAAAGGTTTTGACGGCATTATCTGCCGGTTTGGCCGGCGCCTGGGGGGGCTCCGGCAGCTGCAGGTCCGGATCTTTTTCGACCTGCTTCCAAAATTTGAAGATCTCCATAAACTCAGAAAATTTCATTGCTTCCTCCTTTCGATCGCGGCTGGACGCCGCTCCCACATGATGATAGTCGTCGCTGAACTCGAATACGGTGTCGGCGGCGGCGGTAAAGCCGATGTCCGCCAGGCCCTTCACCGCCGGCGGCATGCCGCCCAGAAAGCCCACGTGGCGCAAACGGCCGTCTGGATAAAACGCGGCCGAGCGTTTTTTATACACCCCCTGTTTCACCAGATCGGCGAACTCGGGCACCACCTGGCGGCATTTGGCGAGCAATATGCTCGCGCCGTCGCGGGCGGCGGTTTTGAGAGATTCGACCCAGCCGAACGCCGGGCTGTTGTCGGCCGGGTGCCCGATCACGAGCGGGGGCTCGTGATGGGTGGAGTCAAACGTCTGCACGGCCCTTTCGATCAGGGCGTCGCCGTCATGCTCGCGTCCGTTCGAGTCCACCTGCCGGCCACCGCGAAATATTTCGATCCATTCGTCAAGTCCGCTCATTTCGATCTTTTTCCCTCCAAACTCTCTGAGAGGCCCAAATTCGGGCGATCTTTTTTGGCGGCCCCCCTACTATGGGGCAACACTAGTTCTACGATCCTGGCCCGATCTGAGGGCGCTCCTGGGCATTCTGCGCCCGCCGACGTGCCGATAGTGCCATATGCGGGCGCCTCATCTGACTTTTTTCCCAAAAACATGTTGGGCCATCGCCGCCTTGATCTCAACCCAGTCCTCGTCTTGCACCAACAAAAACGGCCGCGCCGGAATATCCCCCCAGGGGAATTGTTGGCGCCGCAGCGACGGCCGCACCGTGACGTAGCGCCCGCTTTTCGTTTTGCGCTGATGCTGGCTGATGACCACCTTGCCGCGCCCGAACTCACCTTTTTTCGCGCCGAACTGGTGCACGGCGGCGTAGACCACGTTGGTGCCGACGGCGACCTGCGAGTCGCTGACAACGCTGGCGTTGATCGATCGCACCAGGCGGCCGGTGTCGGTCAGCGTGCTGCCGTGTTTGGCAATGGCGCGGGCACTACCGCTGGCTGTTTTATGCACCCCCCCGCCCAGACGCTTCAACACCCCCCCCATCGACCGGCGCGACGGCCTCCACTTCGCGGGGCGGCCCTGGGCCTCGAAATTCTTGTTGACCGAATCGACCACAATGCGGCCGATGATTTTCAGCGCCGGCCGCTTGTTTTCAAGCTTGGCCAGCATGGCGCCCAGTGTTTTTTTAACCCCCTCGGCGTCCAGTTTCATCACGATGCGCACTTGACAATGCCCTCAATTTTGGTACGCTTTATCTTAAACCGGCCGCGCAGGGTCGAGATCGCGGTGCGCATGGACGCCTCAACCGCGTGAAGGGTCTCTTTGGGGTCCATGACCCAATCAGAGACGGGACGCCCTGCAGAGCTGGTTTTTTTATTTGCCATACAGCATGGTCCCAACGCGCAGACTGTTCATGCGCCGGTCGTCGCGCTGCATAATGTTCCACACAATCGACCCATCACGGTTAATTTTCACCACGACCAGCAGATCGCTTTTGCCCTCGAAGACTCCGATGTAGGCCTTGCGCAGGCCGTCGTCGTAGTCCGTGAGCCATATCTCGAAGGGGTCCTGTAATGTCGGCAGGATGAAATTGGCATAGCGCTCCCGCGCGTCTGCGCGTTTTGCCACCATGCGATATAGTAGATCGCGCTGGACGACCGCCAAGTCGTCGTCTTTTGTAGGAATATCGACCCAGCCCTGGTATCGCGGCATGCCGAGGGCGTCTGATAGCTGTTCAACGGCGGCATCCAGGCTTTTAGCCTCAGGCAGCATGTCCGGCGCAGCAGAGCGCATGCCCTGGCCTATCCCGCGCAGATCCGGGCGCCCGAGGTCTTGCCAGGTCGGCTGGCCCGGCAGCGCTTTCATGGGCTGGGTTGATTTAATGTTCTCCCAGTTGAGATAGGCCTTGCCGGGGTTGTAGTCCCAGCCCGGATCGATGCCGTATGGAAACAGCGCGGATTTTCCCGTGCGCGGATCGGTCTTCTGCACCATGCGCATGTCCGGGTTCTGGGTGACTTTATACCCCCCGCGCTTCATCTCGCGCTCGCTCATGGAGACCGCTCGACACCTGCACGACCATCCGCAGGGCGGGTAGTGCGTGTCCCACCAAGGGTGATCGTGCCGGAGCACCGTATTGTGCCATCTACGATGCGCCGGGCGCGTTCGGGAGTCGTTGACCGCCACGTAGCGCCAATACGGCCGCGCATCCAGCACGTCCGGGTCGGTCATATGCCGGTAATGGCCGACGCTGTAGGCGGTCTGGACGTTCACGTTAAATATCGTCGCCAATCTCCGAGGACTGCCCAGCTGCACGCTCTCACCGTCTACTACCTGCCGCCCCCACCATCCCTTTTGCTGCAGGATGGGCGTCAGGTTGCGCTTGAACTCCTCGAACGTCGTGCCCTTCATGAGCGCCCGCTCCAGCTCGCCGCGAATGTCTTGCAACAGATCGAGCCGCATGGCCTTGGCCACCGTAAACGCCCGCGCGTGGGCTTCCTGCCACATCTCGTGCCAGCGCCACGAGAACCGATAGCCTTTCTGCTGCAGGTAGGCGATCGCTTCTTCGGGCGGCAGCGCCAGCAGGTCGATGTCAGCCATTGATGCGCCCCCAGACGTCGGCCGCGAACAGCGCGCGCGCCAGCAGATCGGCGGCCGCCGCATCGTCCATGTCGGTGTAGGAGGCCATCAGGCGGCTTTTCGCTTCATCAAAATCCTGGGACTGCTCGACGGCCTCGCGCACCGCGTCGAGGTAGCCCTTAACGGCTTCCGGCAGCTCGGGCGCCAGGCTGTTTTTAAGACCTTCGACCGCCATCTGGTCAGAGGTCATCGTCTGGCCGGGCGCCTCCGCGAAAGACCTATCGCCCGCCGGAGCCGCCGCCGGTTCATTCGCTTGGGACTTACCGACGGTTTCTTCGCCCGCCTCCGGCTCCGGAATGCTGTAGGTCTCGTATAAATAGCGCTTGGGCACCGGCAAACCGATGTCCGCCGATAGTATTTTATCCCGCTCGGCGAGCGATTTCAGATCCGCCTCGGCCTCGCAGCGAATCCACAGCTTGGGATATTCGGTCACGCCGGGGAAATTCAGGTCTACAATCCAGCGCACCAGGCTGTTATTCAGGCATTCGCACAGCAGATCGGCGTCGGCCTTAATCAACTCGCCGCGAACCTCATCGTGGGTCTGGCTGGCGGCATAGCTGCCGGTGTCGCCCACCTCGGTGGTGAGCGTCTGGCCCAGCACGGCTTTTGAAATCTGCTTGTCCATAAACTCGCACATCTCGCCGTAGCTCGCCGTTCCGCTGCGGCTGGCCTCCAGCAGCTCAACCTGCATGGTGTTTGGGACCTTCACGGCCGTATCGTTCTGAATGGCCGAGAGCGCGTCCATGAGCTTCTGCTGCTGGGCCGGATCGGTTCCGGGAGGGTATTTTCCGATCGTCGTCGGCATCCCGAACTTCTCCAAAAACATCATCCAGAATTTGACACCGTGCTTTTTGAACCAGACCGGGAACCACACGATCTGCCCCAGTCCGGCGCCATAGGGATTGTCCGAGCTGCCGTAGGTGAAAACGACAAATTTACGGTCGGGCACGGCTTCTCCGTCCACCATGTTCTGCGGAGTTAATATCCGCAACTCGCGCAGGGGCGTGAACACGAACCGGCGCGGGTGCTTGGCGCGCAGCGTCTGCGGCAGTATGAAGTCGCCCTCTTTTTTCCAGATGACCTCAGCCACGTTAAAACCGTACAACACGGCCTTGAGCAGTTCCTGGCGCCATTGGTCGAAGTTGGTGCCGACGAGGGCCCGCTTGACGAAATCGGCAATATCCTGGTTGCGCTTGTCCACCCGCTTCGCGCCGGTCTCGGGCGGAAGCACCTCCCATTCCTTGCCGACGACGGCGAGCGCCCGCGTCTGCAGAACGGAAGCCGTATGTGCATCGCGGCCGGCCTGGTCGTACAGCCGAATGCCTTCTCCGCCGGCCTCGGACAGCAGCACGGGGTCCGGGTTTTCAAGGCGTGTCAACCAGCCGGCGAAGATGTCGATGTCTTTCGCGGCGGTCGCAATCTCGTCGGCGATGAGAGGCCTTTTCTCGCGGGTCGTATCAGCCAAAATACCCTCCCATCTTGGCGTATTCACGGCGGATGCCGGTTGATTCGAATTCGATCGGCCCTGCAGGAGTTCCGGCGGCGTGCACTGCCAGCGCCAAGCTCCAAAAGCGATCGGAATTTCCGCACCAGCAGCACTTACCGCCGCGCCGGACGTAAACGATACCAGCCGGAACGGTGCAGCAAAAAACCTCTCCTTGGTAATCAATGATCGACCATGACTTCCTGCGCTTGTTGATTACCGGCGTAAGTCGGGTGCGGTTGATGTTGACTTCGAAAATTTTGCGCTTGTTTTTCCCATTCAGGCTCATCTGTCGAGTGGCAATCGATCCACACATGCCGAGTTTCAGGCAAAGCTCCTGCATATCGCTGGCAAGCCGATAGCTGGTGGTCCTATATTTCCAGCTACCTGCTTTGCATCCGTTGCCGTACATCATGGCGTCGAAAAGCACCTGAAGCTGTGGTTTATCCAAATCCAGAAAATCGCGCGGTATGAATCTCTCCCATGACTTGCCCTGTCTGAACAGATAAGCATGCAGCCCCCGGTGCTTGCTGCGGTAGCTCGCCATTCCGTTTTCAGCGTTTCGTTCAATCCAAAAACCAAACGGAAGTTTTTCGACGCACGGTTTTATAGGAGTTGATTCAATGTCCTTGGCATACACTCCGCTGCGGTTTTGAGTTGAGGTGAACCCTTGCGCGATAAAATAGCCCATGAATTCAAGCCACAAATCCGCATTGATATTCGCATCGGCAACCCTAAAGGCATCAACGCGGCGGCCATTCCAGCGGGCGGCTTTGCTGAATTCAATTTTCTTGCCTGGCCATCCCACTATCTCAGCCGCCAACATGAACCGCCACCCAGACCTATCGCGCACATAGATCCGGTGATTCGGCGTCACGCACAGATCGATCTGCTTGTTTTGGATCTGGATCATTTCTCCGGAGTATGGCTGCCTTTGTATTTCGAGCGGTTTTTGATAAACTAGATCGGCGCCGGACAGTGCGGCGACTTCGTCCTGCAACGTCAAATCGCAAAAACGCTTCCACCCGACGGCAGTTAAAACATCCGTTTGATCGTCATAACAGTGTCCATCTCCCGTGCGCTCGGCGTCGAAGCGGATGTTTCCGGCGGCGGTCGTGGTTTTCTTGATCGCGCGCAGGTCCGCGCGGATTTTGTCGTCCCTCGGGATGCGCACGCTCTTGTCCTCAAAGGCCGCTCTCACCGGGTAGGCCAGGGCCTCTTTCACCGGGGCCGTAAACCTCACGCCTTCGACCTTGTAATCCCCGTATTTTTCGCGGGCGCGCTCGGCAAACTGCATCCCTAAGCCCGTATCGTCGATGCAGCAGCGGCGAACTCCCGGCAGCTCCAGCAGCGCATAGAGTTCGGCCTCCTGGGACGAAAACGGCATGTTTTGGAGGACCGTCACCCGACGGGTGAACATAACGCCGCCCACGCGCTCGATGACCCAGAACACCGTCAGGTCGCGCGCGCGGCCTACGTCCACACCGACATAGAGTTCGGTCAATTTGCGGCCATCCGGCATGTGGCCGTCCGAATACATCTCCCAGGGCTCATCGGCCCGGTATTCGCAGCCGGCGATGAGGTCATAGGACAGGAAAGCGCCCGCGTCGTCCGCCGGAATGCACATATATTCCTGGAGAAAAATCTCCTCGCTGGCGCAGCCCTTGCGGATGAAGTCGAAATATTCGGCCTCGTCCATCTCCAGCCGCTCGTCGCGCTCGGGCAGGGCCTGCTGCAGCTTGTACAAAAACCCTTGGTCCAGGGCGTTTTGCAGCGAGACCGTGTGCAGCGAAAACCCCTTGGGGTTGGCCTTGTGCTGCACGTCCTCGACCAGCTCGTTAAAAAAGTTGGCCGAGCCGCGGTGGGTGGAAATGATCTCTAACTGCCCGCCCCAGGTGATGCCGGGATAGGCGATGGAGTAGAGCTTTCGGGGGTCGGGGTGGAGGGCAAACTCGTCGAGGACTCGCCCACCGCGTTTTCCGGCCTGGGCGTCGGGGTTGCTCGACATAGAGTGTATTCGTTTTCCGTTAGCGAACTGGAGAACATAGGCCGAGATCCTCTTTTCTTCGTCGATGATCACCGCGCCCAAATCCCGCGCGGCGGTGTCCAGCATGGACGCAAAGCGCTTGCAGTCTTCCAGAAAAAGCCGCGCCTGGATGTCGTCGCGGCTGGATACCCATTGGTCGTTTTTATTCTCGCGCGGCGCGGTGCGCTCGCAGCAGGCGTAGGCCGAGGCCCACGACAGCCCGATCTGCCGGCTTTTCTGCATGATCTTCAGGCGGCTCTGATCGTCGATCCAGGCCTGCTGGTACGGCAGAAACACCCGCTTAGGTTCGCTCGGTGCTATTTTTGCGTTGCCGCGTCGTCGCATTGCCCTTCCGCCTTCCGCCTTCCGCCTTCCGCCTACAGTTGCAGCTGCTCCCGGATGCTCTTGATCTGCTCGGCGTCCAGCAGCCGGCCGCTTTTATCGTCCGCTGCGGATTCGGCCGTTGCCGCCGCTTGCATTTTATCCAACAGCTCCAGGCAGTTCTTGACGTCCTTGACCGCCGCCAGATTGATGGCGTCGGGATGCCGGAGCATGCGCCCGAGCTTCTGCTCGACTGCCGCTTTCAGCGCCGCCACGGCATCCGCCGGGGTCTTGATTTCGACCGCCTCGGCCGGGATGCTTTCGGCGGATGGCGCCGCCTGCCGTCGCTCGGAGGCGAGCGCCAGTTTTTCGAGCGCCGAGACCGCGAACACATCCAGCGGACGCAGCGTGTTCAGAGCGTTTTTGATGATCTTGCGCCGCAGCCGCACGGTGGACATGCGGATGTCGGAGAACTTCTTGCGGTACTCCATGCGCTGCGCGCGCCAGCCGTCGGCAGCCGACCAGCGCTCGATCTGGGCGGTGGAGACGCCATACTGCCGGGCGACCTGCTCCAGGCTTTGCGAGCCGGCGATGTAGGCCTCCTCGGCCGCGAAGCGTCGTTCGAGCTCGATCTCGGCGCCCATGCCTTCCTTACTTTCCCAGCATCTTGTTCAGTGCCGCAATTTTGGCCAGCTCCTCGCGGTAGGCCGCAATCTGATTGCCGAGCCGCAGCGCCTGATCCACGATCTGCTCGGCCGACAGCTCGGTCAGGTCGCAAAACGGGTCCAGCAGATTGCGCAGGCTGTTGATCAGTCCGTCGGCCACGATCTTCACGCGCTTCGCCTCCAGCTCCGCCTCTGCCAGCCTGCCCTGGAATTTTAGTCGCTCCTCGTTCATTTTCGGCCCTCGATTTCGTATTCGACCTTCTGCGGGCTGGTGCGCTTGCTGCGCGCCAACGGGCAAAATTCGTTGCGCTCGATCGCGTCTTTAACACCGGACCAGCACTGCGTGTTGAGTGTGATAACGTCCTTTTGATCGCGCGCCAGGCTCTGGTAATTCTCAACCAGCACCACGTTGTCCTTGTATAGCTGTATCGCCTGCTCCAGCATGCGGCGCATGCTGTAGTTGCTGACCATCAGTATCACCCAGGGGCCAATGACGAGCACGAGTAGCAAGCTCATAAAGGGCCAGTTCGCCATTCGCTCCAGCAGAACGACAACCTGGCCCAGCAGTGCGACCTGTTCGGGGGTCGGCATTAATCATCCCTGTTCCCGGATGTGGTGACCAGGCCCTGGCGCAGGAAAATGCCGATGAGCCCCGTGCTAACGGTCTGCACCATGTCGGCAAACGCCATTTCGCCCGTGAAAAACGATCCCACCGCCGTAATGATGGCGACGCATCCCGCCCAAAATGTTTTAGTTTTCAACAGATTCATCTCGGAAGTCCTCCTTTGCGGTGATTGTCCACCCACCGTTACGCCCCACGTATGCGCGCTCTTCGCCCGGCAGGTTTTTTCCAGACCAGAACGCCGGCCCCCCGAAAGCGCGCACAAAGGCGTAATAACAGCGCGCCCGGCGCAACCGCAGCCGCATCAGCAGCTTGTAGGTGGTTGCGGCGTTTATCAGCCGCACCAAATTGTTGAGCAACACGCGGTCCGCCAGCTCGCGATCCGGCTCGCACTCGCCCACTGCGTACATGTAATCGTGGATCGCGCAGGCCGGCTGCACGTTCAGCCCCCAAATCGTGTCTGGAACGAACAGATCGCCGATCACCCCCGGTCCGCACCCCATGTACCGTTGCAGCCGCTGGGGCATGCTCCAGTAGGCGGGCGGCGCGAAAAGGGTTGCGGTCGTTTTCTTCAATGTCCACCATCCACAAAAAAACAAAGGGGTACGCTGCAGAAGATGAAACAATCTTCAGCGTACCCCTGTTCTTTGTCGGCCACAATTATAGCCGATCGGGGAGTTCGGTTTTTTTGCAGACCCTGTTTTGTGCCTTTGCCGGCCGCCCAAAACAGGGTCGATCATCGAGATACAGCTTATCGTTAAATCCCGCTAAAGTCAAGCGCTATTTTCGCGTCATCGGCCCTTCATGCGCGCTTTCCGCTCTTTTTCATAGCTGGCGCGATCGATCTCGGCGCGCGAGGACGGGACGATTTGTATGAAATTTCCAAACGCGTGCATTTTGACCCTAAAAATGTAGGTTTCGCCGGGGCGGCAATCGACGGCCAGCGGCGCCGCTCCGGGGTGAAAGTTGTAGGCGTGCTGGTACACCTGTGGGCGCAGGATGTGCTTTCCTGGCGCCACCTTGACCGATACATCGGCGACCTCGTCTTCTCGGGTGCCGGGCAGTTCGGCCAGGATTACATCATCCATCTCGACGTAGACCGCGTCCAGTTCCGCCCAAAACACCAGCGTAGCCGCGTCTGCCCCGACATACGGCGGAGCGATCAGGTCTTTCGGAAAACACCCTGCGGCCGCCGCCGCCATCATCGCAACCACAACCGCCAATCTGACGTTCATAGTCCACCTCCGTTAATTGATTTGTACAGCTCATATGATCCCTTCGTTTTTCGCCAGCCATTCTGGCACCGCCGCCTGCACGTTCCCGCCGCGCATCCGTTGCAGGATGACCACCTGTGATTTCGGCAGCCAAAATTCATTCGCGCCGTCATAAAAGCAGTACCCCCGGTCGGTTTCTTTGCGCAATTCGGCGTAAAATTCAACGTTCGGTATTCTGGTGTGCATCGCGTTTCTCCTTTCTGCGCCTCAAATCCACCATTTGTTCGTAGGTAATGCGCTCCGGGCCTACGTTCACATGGCCATCGGTCCGTATGCGGCCGCTCGCCTCGGTCTGGTTGCGCCGGATCTCCGCCTGGCGGTCGGCCTCGTTCGCAAGATCGTACACGATCGCCTTCAAATACCCGTGGCTTTTCAACGGCAGCTTCTGCGGCGGGCGCTCCACCACCTGGTCCATGCCCTGGCCCCACAGCCGGGAGTCGTTCGGCCGCGCCGGCCGGCCCTCCCATTGGATGGTGGGCTCGCGCACCAGGCGCTCCAGCTCGGCGAGATGCTTCAGCGCCGTCTGCCACCGCAGCCCCTTGCCCGTCATGGGGCGAAACAGCGCCAGGTACGGAAGCGCCCTCCGGCTGACCGACTCCGGCAGCTCGGACACCAGCCGGATCGCCTGGCGCGCCTCGGCGTCATTGACCCAGGCCTCGGCCGAGGCCACCGCCCCACAGGATGGACAGACCAGTTTCATGCCGATTCATCCTTTTACGATCACAATTGCTAGCAGCACGGCACCCGCCACCACAACACAAATACGAAATATATTTTCAATAATCGTCTGTAAAGTCACTACCAGCAACACTTTTAAAAATTCTTCCATATCGCCAAAGAAGTACTTTGCTTTTCTATAATTACTATAATTTTGCATTTAAGATATCTACTTTTTTTCTTTTAATACCAATTGGAGCAGTTGGCCCGAGGCGCTGTACCCATCGGGTATGATCTGTGTGTCCGGCGGCCGCTTGCCATGTTGGATCATCCCCGATACGATCACCCCGATGTTGGCGCCCAGGATCACCCCCACAATGAGCCATGCCCAGCCGTCCATTTTCACCCTCCGACCGTTTTCGTCTCGTAACTGTAAACTTCCTTCGGCACGCGCTTTGTGCCGAGCGCCTCCAACAGGGTGTCCGGGTATTTTTCGACCTGGTCCCAGTCAACCGACTCCACCACCTTTACCGCCTCGACTCGCCCCATCGTTTTAAGCCGCTCCAGCATGCCCTTGATGCGTTTGACCTTGCGCTGCACCTGGCGCAACACCGCGCCGTGCGTCAGGTCCAGTCGGTCGGTATCCGCAAATAAATCGGCCTTGTTGAACTTGGCTAGGCCGTAGAGTTCCTCTTCGAGGAGCTTCAGCTCCTCTTCCTGGCGCTGGATCGTAGGCTTGTGTTTGGTGACGACGCGCTCAATCTCATCTGACATGGTCTTCTGCAAACTCGCGATCGACGCCTTAAAGTCGCCGATCCCTGCCAACAGGCCGTCCAACTGGCGCTTGGCGGTATCAGCCTCTTTTTTCATAAAAATTTTCCAATCTTTAGGGTACTTATTTCTATCTTCCCCCTTCCGCCTTCCCCCTTCCGCCTTCATTCCGCCACCTCCAGGTCCAGCCGCAACTGCCCGACCAGCTCGGCCAGGCTGATCTTGCGGATGCTGGCCTCCAGCCACAGCTTGCGCAGGCCCTGGCGGCGCAGCTTGCCGCAGTAGTCGGCCAGCTCGCTGCCGGCGCTGGCCAGGTAGTACCCCCCGCTGAACCTGGAGGCGGACGAGCAAATCGGAACTCCTTCCTGGCGCAGGCTGGTGATGATGCGCCGCAGGCGCTTGGTATCGTTGATGCGGTGCGCGTAGGGCTCGCCGAACACGGCCTCGAACAGCTCGCCCATGCCAATGGTTTTGGATTTGCCGATGTGCTGCGGCATCAGCATCAGCAGCCGGGCCTTATAGTGCTGCTCCTGTTGCTCGGTCATACGGGCTGTATCAGCCATAACGTCCTCCGTGCGATTGGTGGTTTGTCGCCTCCGCACTCCCGCCCGGAACGCGCCGGGCGGGAAGGCGCAGCCGGCAACCGCTAGGCCTTTTTTCCGATGGTGAGCGCCATCAAATATCCCTGTTTGGCAGCGTCCAGCAGCACGGGATCGATAGGTCCTAAATCCACCAGCTTGCCGTCGATGAATTTACCGCCGAGCCGAGTGATCAACCGAGATAGCTTGTAGGCCAAAAATTTGTATTCGTCCTTTTCCTCCCCGAGCGCGTCCAGGACGCCCTGCACGGCGGCGGCCGTCAGCCCGCCGGCCTGGATGTGCGCATAATAAATTTCGACCTTGGACCGCAGCGCATCGTCCTTTGCCGCCAGCATGCCGATGCCGTACCCAATGGTGTCGGCCGATTCGACCGCCAGTGGATTTTCGCCGGTGATGGGACCGGTGATTTTCTCGATCTCGGCGCATCCGCCCAACATGCTCGCGGCGCCAATGGCGGCTAAAATAAAAACCAGCCCGATAATCCAGTTTAAACGCACAAAATGTTTCATGACGCGGCCTCCTTTTTATTGGTTCATGATTTTGCGCACGGCCTCGATCAGGTCGGCGCAGTCGATGCTCATAACTATTCTAATCCGCGGCGCAGAGAGTGGTGGCGGCGATCCGCTGCCAGATGGCGCATCAATTGCCGCTGCCGCCGGCAGCGAATAACGAACAAGCCTCTTTTTCCTCGCCTGATACGAGAGCCTGTTTCTGCATTTTTTGCATTTTGTATCCAGGATGGGCTGCCCGGCCTGGGTCTGGCCAGCCTTGTAAAAACGATTCTTCGGCAAATTTTCCCCGCAGCCGCTGCACGCCCTGGTCGGTGGCGCCGCCGTCTTATTATCCATTTTCGCTCCTATATATAATGATGATGGCGATGGGTTTGCGGACTGGGCCAGCTCGACCGCTGCACCTTGTTTGCACTCCAGGCATCCGGGGTCAAACACCTTGCCCCCGGCCATGAACTGGTCGAGAGCGCGCAGATTACGCCTTCCAGCGTAATCGCGGATGTTCTTGCGGCGCGCCAGGCACGTCGCAACCGATATGTCGGCATGCAGGCGCTCGCAGCGCATCCGTGGAGCGGTGGCCATCATCGCAATCGCTCCGTTTTGTGCAGGTAGTATCCGTATAGAAAGAAACCGGCGGCCATAATGGCGACAAACGGCAACGCCACAATCCACACCCCTAATAAGAAGCAACTCGCCCAGGCTGGCGCCGGATCCCAATTATCGTCGCGTCCGGTCCAGTTCATGCCTCCTCCTTCCGGCATTTTCTAGGATCTGAGCGCGCACCTCTTTCGCCAGCATCCAGCAGGCGGCGGCCAACGTGCACGTTAGCCACAGCCCTCTCCAATCGTTCAGCGCATCAATCAGAGTGTTCATCCTTCCCCCTTCCGCCTTCCCCCTTCATCGCTGTTCTCCTGTGCGGCTGCGATCGCAGCCGGGTTGTCGCATCGGCCCTGCATTGACGGTATGTAATGCTGGCATTGGTTTCTCCGCGATGACTTTACCGAATACGGGCATTCCCACTGGACGTCCCAGCTTTCGCATTCGCAAACGCTCACCATTCCGGACCTGCACAAATTCCCCATGTCTACCGCCAGCGTTTCAACCACTCATCACGGCTCATAACGCTGATCGCCTTGCCGGACATGTGGTCTATTTTCAGCACGATGTGCAGGTCGGGGTGCCAGTAGATAGCCGGCTGGCAGCGCCTGCGGCCCTGGCGATCCATGAACTCAATGCAGTTGATGATAGGCGCGGATGCGTCCATGATCTGCCGTACCATTGCCAATGTTGGGACGCCGCCGACCCGCTCGCCCCACCGCAACAAAAAATGGTTGGTTAGCTCGGTAAGTCGCCCGCTCATGCTGCTATTCGGCCATGATGCAAACGACCAGAACTGCAATTAAAAAAAACACAACGGCCTCGATGTTAGACATGGAGCTCCCTCCGCGATTCCGGGTGGCGGCGCTGGTGGTAGGCCAGCATCGCAACCAGTCTGTATAGATCGTCCGTCTGCAGCCATCTCCATACGTCCACGCCGAAACGGCTGCTGGCGATTGCGTCTGCATAGCTGTCTGTTAGGTGCAGGTCGCGCAGGATGGCCGAAACCTTGGCTCGCAGCCGCTCACGCGATGTTTTTATTTTTGGGGGGGCGGCGCGCGTGGCCTTGAAGCCGATCGCCGCAAACTGCCGCATCACGCGGTCGAATTGCCCCTGCGTCAGCTGCGTGCTGGACTCAACTCCAAACCCGGACAACAGCGCCCGGTATTCGGGGTCCGTCATTCCGATTTTGGACTTAGCCACGTGAATCAGGGCTTTTTGCCGATTGGTCAACATGGTGGACCCTCCCGCCGTTGATCACCCCTATTTTTTTCCAACGCACCGGGCGCCAGCCTTCGTGCGGCGCGGGCCTGTCTGGCGCGGGGCTTAGCCAGTTGGCGATCGGCGTCAATTGTTCGCCCGCGCAGTGCGGACAAAATTTCTGCGGAATACGGCAAATGGTGTTGCAGTCGACACACATGACTGCGAGTCTGAGCGGTATTTGTTCCATTATGGTCAGTCCTCCATTGCATTGATGATCATGCGCGCGTCCACCAGCGCGCGGTAGGCTTCCATGTGGGCTTTCAGCGCCCGGTCGATCGCGTCGTTTGCAGCGTTTTTGGACTCGCGCAGGCCGCGCAGTCTGGCGGCCTTGGCCTCGTCTCCAGGGACTTCGACCTGGTCAGAGATGAGCTGGTATTCGCCCTCAACCCCGTCCTTGCTTATGCGTCGTACGATATCCTGCCTGGCCAGGGCGCCCAGCCACTCGCGCGCATACGCGAGGGTTGATCCGGATTGCATGGCCAGGTAGTGCGCCGTTGCCGTGCGCCTGGCGCGCAGCACGCGCCACATAATTTCGCGCTTTTCAAACGGCTTATCTGTTGCGGCCTCTAACCGGTAAACCCCTGGGCGCAGCCGCGACAGCTCTCCGCGCGACGCCATGTCCTGCAGCGTTCCGTACAGGATGCGCTTTTCGCGGTCGAAAATCAGGTCCATACGATCGGCCACGGCCTGGGCCGACACCTCTGCCCCGCCGGCGCCAAGCTCGCGCACCACGCCCCTGGCCCGATGAGCGAAACTGGCGGAGCGTTTCATCGGTCACCCCCCGCGCCGCGGCTGCGGAGCATTTCGCGGTCCACGATTTTGGCCAGATCGTCGGTGATCTCTCCGGCGTCGTTGTGCTGGCAATACTGCGCGGCCACCAGCATGTATCGGTACACGTCGCGCCAGTTGCCCTGGGTGCGCTCGTGCACGTATTTGGCGACTGCAGGCGCCATCTTTAGGCCGGCCGCCTCTATGAAAAGCCGGGCCACATCGTCCACGGCGATCGGCCCAAAGGCGAGCTGCTGGTACACGCGGCTCCACACCCGGCGGTTCATCTGCACCTTGCGGACGAGGCTCTCTTCTCCGACCAGCACCACGGCGGCGCCGGTCATGTCCGCCAAATCGCGCAGAATTTCCAGGAATTCGGCCCCCATTTTGTCGATTTCGTCGACAAACAGCGGGACCGGGTCTGCCAACAGCTTATCGACCACCTCCGAAAACAGCGCCCCGCGCCGGCGTATCGGGTCTACAACCTTCAGTTCTCGTGCGAGCGCGAACAAGAAGTCGGTGGGGCTCCAAACTTTGGCGAATCGGATATAATGGGACTTGTTGTTGCCATACCAGTTGTCAACGGCCGTGGTCTTGCCCAGGCCCGCCTGGCCGTGCACCACTCCGAACCGGCCGCGTCCCTCACCCAGTGCCAGTCCGTCCATCATCACCTGGAAATTCCGTATGTTCCGCGTGTTGACAAATGTCTCGTTGATGGGTATTCTTTTCATAAGTTCAGCCCCTCGCGCGCTGACTAGGTTGTGGTATGGGCGGATGCGGCCACATCCGCCCTTTCCATTCCGGCGAAAAATTCATCCATCTCGGCCATAAATTTCACCTTGCACGGCGGGCAAATTCCGTGACTGATTCTGCCGTCGTCGACGGCTCCTGGTTCCATGTCTGACTGACACCACGCGCAAATGCTTTTCATCGCTTCAACTCCTCCTGTTGTGGTTAACTGCGCCCCGAAAAGCGCGCCTGAAAACGGATTTCGTCGTAATGGGAACGCCGCCGCTCCCATTGCTCCGTGTGCTCGTAATATCTCATGAAGGCCCGCCACTGCTGCGGTATCAGCATGTCGCGCGCCTCAAGCTCGGTCAATTTCTCGTATCGCTGCTCCTCCGGAAGGCGGCCCAGCGCGCGCCACAGCTCCGGGCCGTCCTCCGGCAGCGCTGATAGCGCGGGGATATCCCCTTCCGCCTTCCCCCTTCCTTCTTCCGCCTTCCCCCTTCCGCCTTCCCACTTCCCCCTTCCGCCTTCCCCCTTCCCTTCCCGCATCCGCTCCAGCTCAGCCTCTATGCGCTCATTCTCGGCGCGCTCGGCCGCCCGATCGGCCTCGGCCGCCGCCCGCACTGCAGCGTCCAGCCGCTCCTTTTCGGCTTTCTCATCGTCCGAGAGCGGCGCCGGCAGCCGCGTTGCGTTATTCAGCCGTCGGTCTTCATCCTGAAATCCCATCGCCTCGATCTGCCGCCGCGCTTCCGGCAGCACGACATCCTGGGCGAATTGCCTGGAAAACGACGATGCGCGCTTCTCGATGTGCTTTTTCAGCTCGATGTATTTTCCAAGCTTTTCGCGGTCTTCATCGGTTCCCAGGTGCCAGGCGGCGGGGTGGAGCTTGTCGAGCGGGCGTGCTTCGCACAGATATTCGCCGTTTTCGTCGAACACATAGATGGCGGATGTATCCTGGAAGTCGTAGCGGATGGTGACGGGGTGCCGGCGCTCCGCCAGCTCCGCGTGCCAGTAGTGCCGGCCGTTGAACGATATGCCGTTGCGGCCGATGGTGCGGGTGGAGTCTGCCAGCATCAGGAAGGTCAGCTCAAGCGGATCAACCCCAGGGCCACGGCCGGCCTCGAAGAGCTCCATCGGGGCGCGTCCGGCGCAGTATTCTCCCGCCTGCGATCGGGTGTGGTACATGTCTAGCCACGATCCGATTGCCAGATGGGATTGCTCCAGGGTGGGTACCGCACCGCCGGTCATGGCCTCGTGCTGGCGCCGATGCACGCGCTCGCCGCGCCGCATGTGCGCCGGCTTGGCCTCGATGCTGGTGCCGGTGTAGGTCGGCGCCAAGCGCTCCAACTCTGCGAAAGTTCCGAAAAATCTTTCTATCGTTTTGCTCTGGCCGTGATACGGCCAGGCGAAAATGGTTTGGATGCCAAGGCGGCCGAAAAGACCGGTGAACCCGCACTCGGACAGATCACCCCCGTTGAAAACCTTGCTTCCGAAGGCCTTGCCGTTGTCCATGTAGGCCGCCTTCGGTATTTTCCCGAGGCGCAAAATGGCCCGCCTTAGCGCGGCCGCGATCGAGGCCGTGTCCTCGTTGGGGGTGATGTCCCACCCGGCCAGGAAGTTTGAGCGCATGTCGTACCAGCCGATTAGGGTCATGCGCTTTGGCTTGCCCGTGAAGGGGTTGATGATGTCGAAGTTCAACCGGTGGCCGTCGGCCACCAGGATGTCCCCAACCTCGATCTTTTCCGGGTCGCGCTCTATATATAATGAACACTGGTCGTTCCAGGCCGCCTGGCCCTCGCGCGAAAAAACGTATTTACCGAAGTTGCGGCTGCGCCAGTGTGTGATAAACCGCCGAAGTGTTCTGTCCGATAGGCCATTCTCGATACCGCGCGCGCGCATGGTTTCGCGCCCGATGCGGATCGCCTCGGAAATTTTAAGCGCGTGCGGATGCAGGGCGCACGCAATCAATACGTCACGCTGGGCGTCCGTAAGCCCCCACTTGCCCTTCCTCCAGGCCCCCCGCCGATCAACCAACTGGATGGTGCTGGACTGGTGGTTGGCTGGGTCCTCCGGGGATAATTCCAGGCGCGATTTCCAGGACTCGATCGTCCGCCACGAGACCTCCCCTATCACGCTATATATCAATGGATGCGAGGCCCCGGAATTGTAGGCTGTGACGAACTCCTCCCGCGCCGCTTCCAAATGTCCCCGGCCGGCGGCCGCAAGCTCAGCGCGGTATGCGGCCACCAGGTCGGCCTTGGCCAGCGCGCGGCGTTGGGGGTCGGCCTGTAGGGACGGCGGCGGCGATGCGACGATCGGAAACGTGGCGGTTTCGTCCACCCTGGATGTCGCAGTGTCTGCGGCATCCGCTGTTGCGCGTGCGGTCTCGGCCGCAGCAATGCGCTTCAGGGTTTCTGGGTCGATTCCGGAGGTGTAATAATATCTCATGGGTTTCCCGCCGGCCGCACTCGGCTGCTCGCGGTAGGTCCACCCGCATTTGGTGGCCAATTTGCTGACCGCCCGGCGGCTGATGGTGATGATCCCGCTGATTTCCAATGCCGAATATTCAGTCTGCATCGTAGATCCTGCGTCCAGGCTGCGATCGGCGGTCGCCGACCGACAGCCCGCCGCGCTCCAGCTCGCGCAGCAGTGCTATGCGTTTCTTTTTGGCCGTGCGCGCCTTGCGCTCTTCGTCTGACAACCGCTGGATTTCGCTCCTGATGGCGTCTGGACCGGGCAGCGCCACGATCCCGCAGGCCTCGCTCAGCACCGTGAGCGGTCCAATGTGGTTCGTGGCCCTGCAGAAGGCCGGAACATACTCGGCCGGGATTCGGTTGCCGGGTTTGCTGTCTGCCGTCCATGAGTCGATCTGGGTCTTGGTGATTTCGGCGCCCAACAGGTGGGACATCTCGCCTGCGATCTGGTGTCTGGAAAGCGGGCAGGCCTTGATGGCGGCGTTCATGGCGGATTTAAGTGCGTCGCGAACATTGAGTTCGCCTTCGACGGAGGCTGGTTTTTCCTTCAGGCTGCGGATGTATTCGAACAGGTTCAGCTGCACCGGGGATTCTCCGTCTACTTAGGCCGCGAAAATAGCTATTGATTTTTTGTTGCTGTTTAAATTATGTCTATTGTGCCCGTTTTCTGCGATTGGGCCGCTTGATCGTGATCGGCTTGAAATACTCCGGGAAAACCTTTTTGGGGTCGCGGCCGATGAACTCTGAAATCAGATGCACCAGCGGCGCCGTCATCTTTTGATGGTATTTGTGGATGCAGCGCGACAGGCTCATTTGGTCGTATCCCCACTCGCGCGCCAAACGCGATTGGGTGTAGTGCTTTCCATTTTCGTCTGTGCGCTTGCGGATTTCATATTGGATCTCTCGCGGCGTCATGGGGTAAACCTCCGTGAGGTGTGGATGGATAACGTAATCGTCTTTCCGGCCAAACCGGCGCGATACCGCGCATTGGTTGAGCGCGAATGTCGCGAATATTTGCGTAACAGAGGAGCATCTGTTGCCTCGATTGAGAAAATAATTTCAGGCATGGGCGCATTTTTAGACGTAATACTCGGGTTCAATTTCCAGTTCATGCTTCCCGATCCCATCGGCCCCATTGTTATCAGGCAACTTGATGCGTTTAGCCGCGACCTTCAGCGCCTCGCAGAAAAACTCGCTATTGAACGCCTTGATTATGTACTTGGTCATTTTAATGGTTGATGTTTCCATGTTTGGCCTTGTCTATTTTCTTGTGCCACTATAGATACATTTTATTCGGTATATCGGAATATGTCAAGAAAAAAACTTGATCCATCGGAATTTTTTTCATCCAGGCTTGTTCAGATGATGGCTCTTCTTGGTTATGGAAATCGTAAACGGTCAGCTTTTGCAAATAAAATCAATGTGTCAGATTCGTATCTAAGCGATGTGGTGAATTTAAAAAGCGGGCCTTCTTTTGGAATTATTTTAGGTATAGCGGAAAATTTTCCTGCTGTTAACGTAAATTGGCTTTTAACCGGTGACGGCGATCCACTTTGGGGCGTTTCGATTAGCTCGGAAGTTGGCGCACCTATATATAATGATGGGGATATGGTCGGTGAGTTGTTAAAAAAGGCCCAAATGATACTGAACAGCGGCAATAGTATGGCGGCCGACGCGCTTGCCAGGAGCATCGATTATTTTTACCATGCCATCGAGCAGGAACTGCGCTTGGCGCGCATTGAGCAAGACATAGAGGCGGTCAAACATTTCGTGAGCGTTGCCGCTTCTGAAAAAATCAGATCCCAGGATCCTCCGGAACAAAAGGACCATCTGATAAAGATGCGGGCGGGCTCACTTTTTCATCAGGCCGATCGTTGATTCGCTGATTTTACCATGAATTTTTGTCATTGTTTTTTTTAAATTTTAATAAAAATTGTCATTATTTGCACTTTTTTTCATTATTTTACCTATTTTTTTTGAAAAAAAAATTAAATAAAATAAAATCAATTAGTTATATTTAAAAAAATTCGCCGACCGTTAAAAAAACCCGATTATGTTAACGCTTCCTAGCTGAATTTTAAAAAAACATTACCAATGGAACCAATGGAACTATACCTATTTAATAGGTATAGATTTAAGTTACTGAAAAATAAATAAAAACGTATCAAACAGCCATTTTCCATTGGTTCCATTGGTCGGTTCCATTGGTTCCATTGGTCGGCCCACTCCTGCCCTGAGCGTTACAGGTAAAAATATAAAGTATATTCATATACTTAAGTATGCTGTCGCACGCCAACCAATTTTGCAAAATAGTGTGTCAAAAACCATTTTTCCTCACTTTTTTTTTGACAACTGTAAATTTCATTTTCACGAGGTAAAAAAATTCGTAAACCCGCGCCCACCCTCACTTTGCACGCATTTCACCATCACCAACTCCAACAAAATCAATTTGCAAAATAGTGTGTCACTCTATAGCGG